CCCGTCCCACGTTTTCCTGCCTTTTGGTTAAAAATCAGGTTAGCCTTTGGGGCTCGTTCCATCTTCACCCGTATCGCCTTCCAAAAGGCACTTTCTGAAACCTTCCGGCAGTCCCGAAAAGAATGCGTCAGACCTTACCGTCTTTAGGTACTCCTCAAACTGCCTCTTTACGTACGGATAAAACGGAGATTCGTTGATCTCCTTTGCGTCCGTCTTCTCAAACCATTCCGCTGCCTCCGTGATTGCCTCCCGAAGCAGTCCGTCATTCCGCACGGTACGCTCGTCCAGCTTCTTCCCGCCGCCGTGCCTTTGGTATTCAAGCAGCACGTATGCCGCAATGGATTCGTAGATCGTCAATTTGTATTCTTCACGCTTCATCCTTAATTCCTCCTTCCGTTGCGGCATCAAAAACCGCCGCATTGCCCTGCGCCGCATGAAGCGGGTTTATCGCCACGGGCCTTGCCACTTTTCTCGGCCTTCCCCTGTGGGCCTTTTGAACGGCGGGCATTCCCGTTACTTCCGTCACGCACATTTCACGAAGCGTCTCTGGGGCGGTTGCTTCACTGACTTTTTCCTTCAGGCCGTTGTTTTTCGCAGGACACTCTTCCCTTCCGTCCGCTGCCTGTTTCCTGACCAGTTCAAACATGATCACCCGTTCCTCCGGATAGAGAACGCCCTGAAAGGAAAGTGCGTCCACGTCTTCGTCAATTCCGGCGAGCTTTTTGATCGTCATGAGCAGGGCGGGCACCTTCAAAAGGACGTCCTCATTCCTTCCCGCTTCGTCCCTGACAAACGCAAAGGCACTCTTGTCGTTCATCTCACAAGTTTCAATGGCCAGGCGCTTCGTGGGTTCGTGTATGAGCGCCCTTGCGTATTCGGGAAACCCTAGTTCCCTTGCCGTTGCCCCGTTGAACCTTACGCATGACGAGGTAACCGTCATGAGGGCGTCACCTCTGACGCGGTCGAGTTCCACTACCTCAAAATCCCTTAACATTGTTTTTTCAACCATCTTCTCATCCTCCGTTTTGTCAGCGCTTGCCAGCGCATTCCTCTCTTTATCGTCCCCGGCGGTTCCGCTCTCCGGCCGCCCTTCCCTTCATATGTCGTTTTTTGCCTTTACTGCTTTTTTGTCGTTTTTCGCATTCCCCGCCTGGCCCGTTTTTCCGCGCGTCCTGGACATTTTGTTCTTTTCCCGAAGCGCCTTTACGTACGGTGAATCGAAACGGTGGCTGACTTCCCCGCCGCCTTCCACGCTTAAGGCTTCCGTAATCTCGTTGTGCCTTTCCACTGCCCTCATGACGAGGTCCTCAATCATGTATTCAATTTCGATCCTGTTTTCGTCGTAAACGTATACGTTCCTGATAAATGCCTCTGCCATGCTTCTCGTCAGCTGGTCTGATTCAATGACGTGATCCGCCTTTTCCCTGCCCCTTGCCAGCCCCCTAAGAATCGCCGCGTCTTCCGTTTTTTCCTTGTCCGCGTTACTTATATCCGCTTCCAGCCTTTCAATCTCCTTCGTGAGGCTTTCCTTTTTCTTCAGGTATGCTTCCTTCGTGATCAGGCCCGCCGCAAACCCCTCGTACTGCCTGACCCGCTCCGCCTTAAGGATTGAGGCCTTTCCCTCCGCTTCCCTTTGTTTTGTCTCCCTCACGGGATTGATCTTCTCCGCGTCGCTCCGAAGGAGCGCCTCAATCTTTCCAAGGTCTTCAAGGCTCTTTTTCATGGTCTGGAAGATCAGGTTTTCCATCAGCGGATAATTCATGAGCCGCTGGCTGCACTTGGAATACTTTCCAGCCATCCCGCGGTGCCGACAGTAAAACGCCGAGTCGTCCTCAAGGTACCTGAATGCCAGGTGGCAGTTGGCGCAGCGCAGCTTCGTCTTCAGCGAATAGATTGCAGGCTTTCTTCTGTCAAGAAAACACTTCCTTTTGATGGCAAGCTGCGCCGCGTCAAACGTTTCCCTGTCAATCAGCGGCTCGTGGTGACCTTCGATGATTACCCAGTCTTCCTCGGGAACGTGCCGGACCTTTTTGTATCCGTAAATCATGGTTTCCGTGCGGTGTGCCCGAAGCGTGCCCAGGTAGGAGGCGTCCATGATGATCCTGCGGACCATGGGGTAATCCCAAAGGTATTCGTGATCCGTGACGACCCGCGATTTCGGAATGCCGTATTTTTGTTCCTTTCTGTACCCGGGCGGATCTATGCCCTCGGCGTTCAGGTAGTTTACGATTTCCATTGCCCTTTTCCCGGACGCGGCCAGTTCAAACAGCTTTTTGACGACCTTTGCGGCTTCCTCGTCCACGTGCCACCTGCCCGGCTCCCCGATTTCGTGATAATACCCGTATGGCACCATGGCGTTTATGGATATGCCCCTCTTTAGGAGCGACATGTACGAGGACTTTCTTTTCATCGACAGGTCCCTTACGTACATTGCGTTGACAAAGTTTGTAATCGCCGCGTCCAACCCCGAAACGTCCCCCACGTGGTCCTTGCTGTCGTATCCCGAATTAACGGCGATGACCCTGACTCCGAGCCTTGGAAATATCTGGTCAAGGTAATCCCCCATTTCCACGTAGTTTCTCCCGAGCCTTGAAAGGTCCTTTGCGAGAATGACCTGGATTAGTCCGTTCCTTGCATCCGTGATCATCTGCTGAAACCCCGGCCTGTTAAAGTTCGTTCCGGAATACCCGTCGTCAACGTACTCAATCACTTCACCGTATAGTTCCGGTCTCTTCAAAATGTAGTCCCGAAGGAGCAGGCGCTGGTTCTCTATGCTGTTGCTCTCCTTTTTCCCGTTTTCTTCCAGGTCCCCGTCAGAAAGGGACAGTCGCAGGTAAATCGCCACGTTCATCGTCGTTCTCCCCCAGTGCTTCCGAGATCAGGTCTATAACGTCACGGTCACGGAACGTGATCTCGTATCGGTCCCCCTTGTAGGCGGTGATCCTTTCCACGGTTTCCCTGATCAGGGCCTCGTCAAATTCCGCGCTTTCCGCGCGTCCCTTAAGTCCCTCCATGAGCGTAAGGTAATTGTTGATTGCGCGTACGTAACCGTCCTTTTTTGCGTTAAGCGACCTTAAGTTTTCCTCAAGGGCCTGAACCTCCGACACCATTTTTTCGTTCACGAGCTTAAAGTCGTCTTCCTCGATGATGCCCGCCTTGTAATCCTCGTACGTCTTCGCCTTTCTTTGCATTGCCTCTTCCAGCCTCACGGAAGCGGAGGCGATCCTTTTGTCAATGGAAAGCCGCAGGTCCCTTCCGTTTCCCGCTTCCCTGATTTCCCTTATGACCTTTGCCTTCTCCGTAAGGAGGAGCACGTGCGCCCTCACCTGCTCGGCGACGAAAACCTTCAGGAAGTCGTTCGTCACGTGCCCGTGGCAGCACTTCTCCGTTTTCCTTTTTGCCACGCATTCGTACCTCACGTGGGTGTACTTCTCCCCCGCCTTGTAGCACGCCCTCCTTGGCACCATCTTCTTTTCGCATTCCCCGCAGTAAACCAGGTTCTTAAAGTCGGCCTTCAGACTCTCCCTCTTCTCCGCGCTCCCGGCCAGTTTTCCCGCCATCGCCTCGCTGTTTTTTATCTTTCGTTCCCATATCACGTCAAAGTCCGGCCTCGGCACGAGCGCCTCGTGCCTGTCCTCGTGCACGACCCACTGATCCCTTGGAACCTGGATGGCTCCCTTTCCCGTTCCGACGCGCGTCCGCCTGGACTTGCCAAGGCACACGTCCCCCACGTAAGTTGGGTTTTGGATGATCATCCTGATCCCGGGGTTCGTCCATTTGCCGTATCCCGCGTTTTTCCTTGAGCAGTGGCATGGTCCGGGCGCTCCAATGAGGTTCAGCCTGTCCGCGATCTCGCTTTTCGTGACGCCCAGGACCGCCCAAAGAAAAATCACCTTCACGTACCTGGCGTTTTCGTCCGTAACCATTCTTGCGTTCTCCTTGTCCCTTTGGTATCCGAACGGACAGGGTCCCATCGGCAGGGTCCTTGGATCCATCCTTCTGACCGCGTTTGCGGTCATCATCTTCCTAGACTGGTCCCGCGCGTACATCTCGTTTACCATGTTTTTGACGGGGACGGACATGCTTTCCCGGTCCGCCTCCCTGGAACTGTCAAAGTTGTCGTTCACGGCTATGAGCCTGACCTGAAGCTTTGGAAAGACGTTTTCCACGTAAACGCCCGTCTCCACGTAATTCCTGCCAAACCTGGAAAGGTCCTTTACGACGATGCAGCCAATCCGCCCGCGGTTTACGTCCTCCATCATTCGCATGAACTCCGGGCGTTCAAAGTTCGTTCCCGAATAACCGTTGTCAACGTACGTGTCCACGAGCTCGTACTTGTCGGAGTTTTCCAGCACGTAGGAATGGATCAGGGCGATCTGGTTGCCTATGGATTCCTCGTCCTCCCGCCCGTTGTTTTCAATGGAAAGTCTCGCGTAAAGCGCCGTCGGGATCCTTTTTCCCTCCTTTTGAGGCCTTGCCTGGCCCTGCGGGTTTTCCCGCGTTTCGTTCACCTTAATTCTTCTGCTTTTCCTTGGCATTTTCCGAAGCCTCCCTTAAAAAATCGTCCGGAAAGATTTCCTTTCCGCCTTCGTTCAGTTCCACCCTCACCTTTCCGCCTGGCTGAACCAGAATGCGCTTCGTCAGTTCGAAGATGGCCCGCTTTTTCGGTTCCCCGTCCAGGTCGTGCGCAAGGAACCGCGCGATCCAGGGATTTCTCTCCCCGCAGAGGGACTCCCTTTCGTAAAGGTCGCCGATCAGCTCACCAAACTCGTTGCTTGCCGCGGCCTGCCTCGTCATGATCTCCCCTCGCGCCTTCTCGTACTCCTCCCCGGAAATCTCTCCGCGCCTCAGGCGTCCGTAAGCCTCGAGGTTTTCTTCCTGGCCCTTAAGCGCCTCGTTGAAAAGACTCTCCGCCCTTTCCCTGCGCTCGTCCCTCATTCGCTGCGTGATGACCTCCTTCCACGGTCCGTCAAGCATCCGAAGGGCCTCCCTGGCGGTCTCCCGCTCTGCCCTGAGGACGGGCATCACCTGCTCCAGGACCGCGTCGTAAGTGATCACCGGGGCCTTTCTGTGAAACCTGTGAAAGATGACCTTGCTTTCCCCGTTCGTCACCTTCGCCTTGCAGTACAGTTTTTCGCTGCCGCTGCCGTAATAAATGCGGTCCTTAAACAGGTTGGATATCCGCTTTCCCAGGGTCGTTCCCTTGGTCCTTCCGATCACCCTGGCCTCCACCCTTTCAAACTGTTCCGGTTCTATGATCCGCGGGTAGTAAACGACGCCGCCCATCTGAGCGTCCTCCATCCCCACGTAAAACCGGCAGTGCGTGATCCTGTGCACGGTGCACTTCGTCCAGCCGTGAAACCTTGGAAGCGGCTTCTTCGTGCCTACGCGGTAAAGGTGCCATGCCGGGCTTTCCACGCCCTCCTCGTTCATGCGCCTTACGATTTCCGCCTGTATTACTCCTGAGTCCGCAAGGTCAAATACCTTTCTTACGACGGCGGCCGCTTCCTCGTCTATCAGCATTTCCGTCGCTTCCTCGTTAAGCACGTAACCGTACCTTTCCTTCATGTGGTCAATCCGACCGTTTTTCGTAAGGTTTTTGCTTTTTGAGGCGTTTCCGTAACATCCCGCCGCGGAAAAGCGAACGTCCTCAAAGTATTTTTGCACTTCCTCCTTCGTCATTTCCATGGAGTTCACCCCGTCCTCCAGCACGGCGAAGTGAATGCCGAGGAGGTAAAACGTGTCCAGGAGAAGGTTCCTCGCAAAGGCAACGTTTTTCCCGCAGCGGTACGCCGAGTCGATGATGACGAAGTCAAACTCGCGCCGCATGCCGTCCTCCCTCATTTTTTGAAACCCCCGGTCCCCGTCCGGGTCGTTTCCCCTGTCCTCGTAAAACTTAAGCACCTTCATTCCGTTTGCCTTTGCGAACTCCCGAATGCGGTCATTCTGAACCTTGTTCGGAACGGGTTCCTTAAAGCAAAGGTCCGAAGTCCTTTTTGAATATCCGACGCACCTCATTCCTTTCCCTCCCTGGCGGTTTCCGCCACCTTTATGATCTCTTCCAATTCCTCCCCGTGGCGGAACGTCACTTCCACCCGTCCCCCGTCGTAAACGGTGACCCTCTCTATCAGGCACGTCGCGATCCGCCTGTCAAGCCTTTGCACGTTCCCAAATTCCAGAAACTCGCTGATCCACGGGACGTCCCTGACGTTTAAGGCCAGCTTTTTTTCCTTCTTTTTTTCGTTCTTCCTGAGGGCGTGCCGCAGGCCGTCAATCTTTGCGGTAAACGTGCCGTTTAAGTCCTTGAATTCCTCGCGGCTCACGATTCCGTCCGTCATGTCCATGTACAGCTGCACCTTTAAGTCCCCGTACCTGTTGATCTCCCTGACCTGTTCCTCCATCTGTTTGTTCAGGATGGAGACGCCGATGACGTCATGGGGACGCTCCTCCATTTCCAAAAGAAGCTCGTTTGCCTTTGCCAGGTTCGAGAGCACGCTTTTGACGGAAACAAGGACGGCGTCGTACAGCTTCGCCTCGCTGAGGTTGTGTGGAGTGCAGGTCTTGTCGTGCTTGTAACTGGAACAGTAATAGTAGTAATACTTTTTCCCGTTTCTGCCGCTCATGCGCCTGACCATGTTCTGGCCGCAGTCCGCGCACTTGACGATCCCCGACAGGACGTAGACGTTTTCCTCCTTCGGCGACGTCCTCACGTCGTCGTTAAGGAGCCTTTGCACCGCAAGGAATGTTTCCCTCGGGACGATGGGCTCGTGCGTGTTCTCCACCCTCACCCAGTCCCTCTCGTTTACGTCTATGACCTTCTTGATCTTGTAATTGATCTTCCGCCTTTTTCCCTGGATCATGACTCCGGCGTAAATCTCGTTCCGAAGGATCCTGTTTACGGTCGTCGCCGTCCACTTTGGCTCCAGCGTGCCTCGAAACCCGCTGTTGTAGTTCTGTCCGCGCATCCTCTTGTACTGAAGGGGCGTCGGCACGTGCATCTCGTTCAGCCTGTCAATGACGTGCTTCGTGCCGTAACCGTCCATCTTCATGTTAAAGATCATCTCCACGACCTTGGCAGCCTCCTCGTCCGGCACAAGCCTGTTGCGGTCGTTTTCATCCTTTGCGTATCCGTACGTTGCAAAGCTGCCTATGAACTTTCCCTTCCTGCGCTTTAGGTCGAGCTGGCTCCTGATTTTGAGGGACATGTCGCGGCAGTACGCGTCGTTGATGAGGTTCTTAAACGGCACGACGATCTGGTTTGAAGAGTTTGACTCGTCAAAGCTGTCAAACGCGTCGTTCATCGCGATCAGGCGGATTCCCAGGGACGGAAACACGCTTGATATGAACCGCCCCATTTCGATGTAGTTTCTTCCAAGCCTCGAAAGGTCCTTTACGATGACGCAGTTGACCTTTCCCGCCTGTGCGTCCTCCATGAGCCTTCCAAACGCGGGACGGTTAAAGTTCGTTCCCGTGTATCCGTCGTCCGCGTATTCCTCCACGAGCCTTATGCCGTGCCTTTTTGCAAATTCCGAAACCATGGTCCTTTGGTTTTTTATGCTGTCGCTCTCCGCCTTGTCCCCGTCTTCCCTGGAAAGCCGAAAGTACCCGCAGGCCTTCGTTTTTTCGTCAAACTTAATCGTAACTTCCTCCTTCCCCGTACCTGGGCAGGCCGGGGGCGCTTGCGCCGCCTCCGTAAAGCGCGTCCCTCACGCAGTCGCTTACGCTTCTCTCCCCCGCAAACCTTACCTTTACGACCGTTCCGTTCACCTTGTAGCAATACGGGTTCCTGATCTGCCGCAGGTAATCGACGTACCTTTCAAAAACGGGAAGGTCTCCCCGCACCCGCACTTCGGTTGCCTCGACAAGCTCACCTGCGTCAACCGTCCTTACGTCCACTTCCCGAAGCCGTTTTAATTCCTCCATGAGTTCCCTTAAGTCCTCCCTGCTGGGATTCTTTGGATCAATCCTGTCAATTACGCTTTCCATGCCGCTCCTCCTTTGGCGTGATTTCTCTTACTTATCCCGCCTGCAGGAG